TTACCGTTTTTAAAACAGTCGTATCGTCTGTATCATATACCGTGAGCGTACCCGAATCATCTGGCACAGTGATATATTGTATCTTTTGACTGCTATTACCGCTGTCTGTTATTTGTGTGTCTGAACCTCCTACATTGACCTTCCCTACACCCTCTGCGAATATTGGAAACTTACCGTTTTCCCCTTCAGGTATGTATATGTAGTTAGAGGTGTATAATGCGTGTTGGCTTAGTGTTGGGTTTATCTCATCCTCGTAGTACCCAAACCCATCAAAAGCTAAATATGTGAATGATTGCGTACCGTTAGAGGGATACTCTAAACCCGTGTCTTTGTCAATGTATTGTGCTATAAGAGTAACCCACACAGTACTGCTTAAGTAGTTGTTATTGAAGTCTTGGTCTATGTAATCTCTAACAAGCTGCGCTATCTCTATGATTATATTGTTCTCACTTGACAATTTTTCTTTGCTAAGCGTGTACTTCAAATCTGTGTCCGTGTAGACTCCAGATGTTCCTGTGTAGATGTACAATTCTATATTTACTCTTTCTAATGCCATATTTATATTTTAAAGTGAAAAATCATCTCCTTCTCCTCGAGAGCTGCAATTTACCTTAGCAATATCTTGTACTATTCCGAAGTCATTGATCTGTAATGCGAAGAAAGTCGAGCCTACACTACCACCCGCGCTTGGGTTTCTATACTCAGCATATGCCCAATACTTATTTCCTCCTCTAAATAAAGAGCCGTTATAACAAATTCTTTGACCTAGTGAACTTATTATGTTTTGAAAAGAAGAAGCGGTTGTAACACTAGGCACAACTGCGGCAAATACTCTTCCACAAAATTGTTTAGCACTACTAAACCCTTGTCCCGAGAGATACAAAACAGTACTACCACAATCATCAACTGTCCTAGGTTGAACTAAAATTTTATCGCAATCAATATCTTGGTTAGCATTTGAGTACTTAGGGTCATTCGGTGCTGTAACTGTAAAGGTAACTGTTCTTGAAGTGTCGACTGAAACCTCTGGAAAACTCTGAGGTGTCCAACTTTTAATTGTGCCTTTCGCGGCACTCCCCTCTGCAATATTCCCTTTTTTACTTATAAACATATATGCTAATCCAGCTTCACCACAGTCAAATTGTTGTAGCTGTGGTACTGCGGGTTGAGAATATGTTACATCGCAATCTATTGTAGCACCCGAACTGTAATTATCATACCCCGGAGGTATATACATTCTATATGTAATTGTTTTGCTTAGATTGCCGCCGCTATTATTAGCACCAACGTTGTAAGGAGGAGATAACACGCTTCCATTGTACAGTAACTCTTTCACAGATCCTATAACAAATGCTGCCTTTGTGTGCTGACCGTCTTGTTTTATAGACCCACCACTTAATTCAGCCTCATTACAATCATAAAGTATTGGCTGTGTTCCACCTGCTCCGTCATCCTCAACACAATTTGAGGAAGCGTTAAATCCATTTGAGCGTACACTACAAGCGTCTGCTGAATTATGTGCTATAACAACAAGAGTAGCCGATGCACAATTTACACTAGATATAAGTTTTAATGAACTCCCTGTTAACTCGTAACCGATTCCAGCCGAACCATACCTTATAATTTCATAGCTATCAATACTCGCACCCGATCCCGCAGTAAAATAACTCGCTAGGTTGATCACCGTGCCACTACTTACATTTGAGTAGCTTGGTATACTACCCGAAAATGTAGGGCAGTTGTTATTTTGCACAGGATCTTCTTGTGCCGTTTGACTTGGTTGGTCAACAGTTACCGTACAATCGACAGTACTGTCCGCAACGTTACTATAACCTTCGGGTATTTCTATCGTGTATGTTATGCTTCTTGATATTGGACTGCCACTTGTATTTGCCGTGAAAGAAGTAGCCGTTTCGTCTATAATTATTCCATTGGCAATGGTAGGTTCAATTACCGCACCATCGCTCTGTACTGCAAAGTTTTGTAGGTTAGCAGTTGCACAGTTGAATGTGCCTAACGTCTGTACTGGCTCTGTGAACTCTAAATAAAAAGGACTTCTTACGTTAATTTTTGTACTCATCTCAATCGTTTGTTGTTAAGTGTAAAAGCTAGGAAATCTTCAACGTCTAATCCGTATGCTTCTACTAATTCGTTTGGAAGGTTTTTAAATGCTTTCTCAAATGGTTTTGTAAAGAACAAGCTAGGCTTTATTCCTTTCTCAAATATGCTATTGGATATAATGTAACTCATCGATTTGTAAGAGATGAACTTTCCTTTTTTATCTCTAAACTGAAACCCTCTTTTGCTTATCCAGTCCTCCAATGATTTTGCAGGTGGTCTTTTAGTTGTGTAACTGTAAGGGGTATTGTACTTCTTCTTTGTACCACTCACACCCTTGTCTTGGAATACACCATAGTTCTCCATAACAAATGAAAGGCTGAATGAAGTTTTACCAACCTCAACATCCCCATCAATGCTTTTGTAGAGTTTACCGTTTACGTTCTTTTTGCCTTTGCTTAGGTTTGTCCTAGCTTGTTTGACAACGTACTTCTTAAACTCTGTTAGAACCTTATGTGTGTACCCCTTTGTTAGCATATAGTCATATCGTTTGGAATGAGTACATCAAAGGTTGCCGCCCAACCTGCCAACTTGTTTTCAAATCTATCTACAAAAGGCTCACAAGTAACCTCACCCTCTACTTGGTATTTGTCGGTGTATAAATCACCGCGTTGTAACAAAGCCAGTAGCCTATTCTGTATTGCTAGTTGTGTATTGAGTACGTCTTGCTCGTTGTCGTTTCCTACAAAATCAGCAGCTTCATCTTTGCTTTCGTCTACAATGTCCATTGATAGTACGCTAATACTAAACCTCATCGTTTGCGTTCCTACGGTTGCACTATTTACAATAATATGCGACAATGGAAATATAGTTTGCTTGTTGAGGTCTATATCGTCAAGGCTGCCATAGGTGACAGTATTAACAAACGGCTCTGCTTGTAGTGTGTCTTTTATTTTGTCCGTTAAGTCGTAAAATCCTTTCATCTTGTTTTTATCTGTTTTCTTTCTAGTTCAACCTTTTCCTTTTCAAATGCCAAATACAATAGGCAGGTATGGAAGTTGGTTCTTGTTATATCGTCATACTTTGTAACATCCCCTTTAGCGATTCCATAGATGCTTTGATACCAACCCCATTTTCTGCCAAAGTTTGACGCTGCTCCATAGTCATTTGTTTCGGAAATTCCTGACTCAAATAGTTCAGGGTAGTTTGCAACAACTCGTTGTTTAAACGATAAAAAAAAACCATCGCACTCATTACAACATCCAAAGGCATCCGCTTCATCTCTACCGATAGTTCTAAACCTTTGTAATCTTCTATGTGGTATTTGTCCCTAGACTTTAATGTAATCGGTCTGTAAAGAACCGCCATTGCCTTGTGCATCGTTTCCCAACTACTAAAGTTCTCATCTAGGTCTATGTACTCGCCTAACGTCATATCGTCTAACGCAGGAATAAAACCGTATTCTACGCCATTTAGTGTAAAGGTAGGTATCAACTCATCCTTTGTATTGAACAGTCCGTTAAGGTCGTTTAAAATGCTTTTAACGTAGTTGAATCTAATCTTAGCCACATCCTTTAGGTCAAGGTCACAAAACACCTCAACCATCTTGTGCATTAGGAAATTTGTGTCTTGGTTTTCCTCTGTGTTTATCCTTTCGAACTTTTGGTATTGTTCAAGTGTAATCTCCGATAAACTGCTTGGAACTAAAATATCAACTTTCATATAATAACAATAAATAAAAACGCAATATGTATAAAACAAAAAAACCGCCACCAATTAAGGAAGCGGTCAAACTAACAAATAAAAAAAACTCTATGTATAAGCCCCATAGTAGGCACGGTATAATTCTTCTATCTTTTCGTACAGTTCTTTTGCGTTCTGTTTGTATTCTTGTTTACCGTACTTCTTTCTACCATCCACATCAACAATCAGCTTTACTGGGTGTCCGTCTTTCTTGTACCCTCGCTTTGTAGGCTTTTGCACAACGTATATCTTATTGAACCAACACCACGCTTGTATCTCGTGATACGGTATGTTCTCGTAGGCATCAAGCATACCAAATAGCTATCATAAGGTACATCATTACATACATCATTGCGTATGCGCTAAGAACTAACATTGCACCGCCTAAGACTGCTTTCTTTATGTTCTTGCGGTTCTCCTTTCCAGTAATCTTCTTTACTAACTTGTACTCTACTGTGTCTTGTATTTTCATAATATATAAATTTAAAAGGGGCATTGCTGCCCCATTGTTTTTAGTAATTTATTTATACTTCAGTGTCTAAATGGTAGGAAGTTAATCCGTTAGGATATTCACCTATCCAAATTAGTTCCTTCTTCTCTAAAGAACCTATAACCCCTTTGAGCTGGTCTTTACTACCTTTAAAACTATCCATAATGCTATCAAAGCACTCTGTGGGTGTATTCTCGTAGTCATCTCCCCAAGAGATGATAGTTAGTACTTCTTTTTCTAAGTTTGTCATTGTGTTTTGTTTTAATTGTTATTGTTTTATAGTGCTAATATATAGCTTTTTTTTTAATTAACAACTAATAAACAAAATATTGTCCCATTTTTGTGATTAAATTAAACTATTCCTTTTTCAACCATTTTATCAAGAAGCGCATCTATTTCTCTCATTCCCTCCTCGTGAATGAACTCAATTACGGCTGAGATTCTCTCGTCAATGTCACTAGTCCAGCGCTTGGGAAATTCATCCGATTCAGCCTCTCCAGCAATTAAACGCTCATCAAATACTTTTTTAGCCTCTTTAATAGCAAAGAGATTATTTCTGTGTGTTAAAGCGACTTGCTTTGGTGTCTTTCCTTCTACTTTTTTTGGTATAAATCTCATTGTGTTTTGTTTTAGTTGTTTTTGTTTTACTCTGTAAATATACAACCTTTTTTTTAATTAACAACTAATAAACAAAATACTGCCCCTTATTAGGGTTTTCTAATTGGTCTGTCAATACATACCTAGCAGCATCAATGCAGTCAGGATGTTCTCCAGTTGGTTTATTAAGTGTGTTCCCTTCTTTATCTTTTGCCCATACATACCCTTGTAGTTCTCGCTTCATATTCCTGCTTCTTGATGTTACATATATCTCGTTTTGGTTTATAAGGTTTATACCAAAGTTTACGCTATCTCTACCCTTTGTACAAGGGTAAATGTTATGTCCATCTCTACGCAAAGTTTCTATACTCTTTGGCTCTGCTGAATCAGCAATCAGGGTTTCTGTAATATTGTTGTGTCGCAAGAACAAAGACAAATCCCTTAATGTAGTGCTTGATTTATAATATACCTCATCAAATATATAGGCATCGTTCCATTTATAACAACCTATAATTACTGTTGCATCGACCCAACCAAAATCAACACCATACGATAGTAACCTTGCTTCTTGTGGCACTGTGTCTATCTCTCTCCAGTCGGGAATACATACACCCTCTAGGCTTCCTATTTCCCCTAGTCCATATACTCGCCACCAGTTTGACCAATACGTTGAGGTCTTAGCT